TTGATAATTAGATGTTAATTCAGTTGCTTTAGTATCAACTGCCGTTTTTACAAACGCAGTGGTAGCAACTTGTGTAGTATTAGTATTAGCTGCAGCTGTAGGTGCAGTTGGCGCTCCAGTTAATGCTGGAGATGCAAGAGGAGCTTTAAGATTAATTGAATTCTGTAACGTAGTTTCAGTTGCAGACAAGTGAGAAAGAGTTGCTATTTGATCTGGAGTTGAGCTATATCCAGGTGCTCTTGGAACACCCGTAAAAGTTGGAGATTCTATTTGCGCAACTTGATTTGTAGATCCAGCTGCGTGATAGAATAAACCAGCACTAGTAGCCCAAAGATCTCCGTTAACTTTTGCGTTTGCATCAGGAGCAGCAATACCTAAATTAATAGGAGCATATAAGTATGCAACGTTGACTAGATTTAACTTTCCAGCCATTGTTCCACCAGATAATGGAAGTTTAGTACTATCTGTTACTGTGATAGCAGCGCTTCCATCAAATGCAACACCATTAATATTTACAGCGTTTGTTAATTTTCCTGCAGTAGTTGCAACAGTAGCACTAGAAGCATTGCCTGTTAAATTGCCTGTTACAGTTCCAACAACAATATTACCACTGGAATTACGTGAAACGATAGAAGATTTATCTGTCGTAACTGGTAAAGTTGAACTTGGCTCTAAGTCACGAATTGACCAAGCATTTAAAGCATTTGCCTGAGCTAATTGATATGAAGTCTGAGTACCTGAAGTTGTTCTTAACTTTAAAGAAATATTAGGAGCAGTAAAATCACTTATGCTATATTTTAAGTTAATTTCATCTCGTAGATATTTAAAGTTATTATCTACTTGCTCGTTTGTTAACGGTGTTGTTTGATCTGTTCTAAAAACTAGTGCCATAGCTTACCTTTGCAATAATGCTTGAAGCATTGATTTTATTTGTTTTATATCATCTTTAAGCTCTTCAATTTCTTCTTGTTGACGAGCTAATTCGCTTGCCTTTTGCTCAGCGATTCTTTTTCTTGCTTGATAATCATTGAGCTTATCGGGAGACACCGTTATAACGGCATGGCTCGAGATATCTCGAGCCAGAGTTTTGTCTCCTTCTATTTCTACAATATTATGCATATGCAATAACTCTCAACGCCTTCACTCTAGGAACTTTTGAAGAATTTGTAGATTTCATAACAATCTTAACCTGTACAATATCATATTCATTCACATCAAGTTGTACTTCAACTTCATAGAACAAGCGTGGGTTGTCAGTATATGTATAGGATTTCTTGAAAGCAGATGCTGGAAGCTTTACATAATTTTGACTTGAAAAATCAGTAGACTGAAGACCAGTCTTATAATATACGTCAATCCATCCATCGTTTGGAACGTGAGCATCGAATAACATTCTAAAGTGTGTAGAAGGCTGATTGAGCTTAATTTGTTTAGTTACATATTTGGCAGCAGCACTTCCAATTTCTGCATAAATTTCATTGTCTACAGTCGTAGACTCAATTATATTAGAAACAAGAGTTGCTGAACAGCGGCTTAAATCAATAACAGGAGAAATGTTTTCTTTAGTTGTAGAGAATTGAATGCTAGTGCTAAAAGAAGCATTTCCGTTTTCTTCTATGTAATCAGCGAGTTTTTGTGGCTGATCAAAAAGAATATCTTCTTCTAAACCTACGGCAATATTGTTTCCTGAAATAGCATTAACGTTATTCATAAATGATGTAACACTTGTTCCAGGTAGAACAATTCTATTAACCATGATGCTTGCTAAATCATAATTGATATCGCTTGTTACGTGTTGATTAATCAAATTCAATGTTGCAGTAGATCCAGTATCAAATACTGCTCTATTAATATTAAACTTAAGATCTTGATTTTGATCAGGAGTCCATGTAGAAGCATTCTGTGATTTAAATAAAACACCGGCATATGGTTGCTCTGAAATTAAGCCAGATCCATTTACATCAACTTCACCTGCTTGAGCTATCCATACTTTATACTTAGCAGAATCAGAAATAACGACTAGTGCGTATTCAACACCATTTTGTAAATACACTGGGCTTCTAAATTTGAAATTAGTAGCAGCAGTTGCATTTGTGCTTGTAGTAACTTCTGATGGACGCTTCACAACTTCAGAGAATGGAATAACCATACCGCCAGGATATCCGTTAACGACATTACGTATCTGAATTTTCATAGGAACATTTGGATCTATCTGAGCGAAGAATAAATCAACATCTGTAATAAATGCTCCACCTTCAACATCAACTAAGAATGTTTGAGCTAATGGATCGAACCAGCCAGTGTCAGAAACAACACGTGTTCCCGTTTGTGGTGGCATAATTTCTGTTTTGTCGGGAATCTTTTCAGTTACAATTTCAGCAGTCTTAGTAGAAAGAATTGTTCTTTCATATGTCTCTAAAATACCCTTAGCACTATATGTTGCTTCTGCTGAAGTAGCAGCATTAGCACGAATGTTTGCAGCATTGTCTGTAAAACGTAATGTTTTAACTCCAGTACGGAAACTCATACCAGTACCATTTGGAATATCAAATGTACCGAATAATTGACCAGTATAAGTAGTCACTAATGTAGAAGGTGAAGAAATAGTTGTCTTCTTAATACGTCGAGCAGAATCAAATTCAGCAACTAGATAATATGAATTTGTAGGAGTATCAGATCCAAGACTTCCTCCTCTAATATTATCAATGTAAGCATAGTTAACACCACCGTAAGTTTCTTGACCCAATACAATACATGTAACACCCGTTGCAGTAGGCGTACCACTATTTACAGAAACAAATTCTTTAAGTACTTCACCGTAAGAATACGCAGTAGTTACATTTCCAGAAGTCTTACGATCGTCATTGTTTATATTAGATCCAACGTTTACGCTAGTAGCAAATGTAGGAATTGTAGTGGTACCATACGGTATGAATTGCATTATTTTAGCTGGAGTTATAAAGCTATCAACATTTATAGCATCGAAGAATGCATACATTCTTGTTTCTGGCTTGAAACTATCACCACGGAATAATATCTTACGTGAACGCATGTATGGAATCAATTCTGTGTTAACAACACGATCATCAATAATCTTATCAGTTACGTTTGATTTGATGAAAGTGTTTGTTCCACCAGAGTATGTCTTAGTTCCATCTCTTGCGAATGTTTCAACATCTACAATACGATGAGCCCATCCAGCGTTTGCTGGCCCTAAACCAAACTGTTGATCGAGTGCAGCGCCACCATCTCCTCCACGGCGATCTGCTTCAAAACGCTGAGTGCCAGTAATACGTTCGCCACCCCAGTTTACACTCCAAGATCTATAAACAGTACCTAATACGCCTTCGGCTTCTGCTTTGCTAACCAAAGCATCATATTGGCTTGTGTCATTTATAATAATATCCGGACGACGCTGTGTTTCAAACCAAGTATCATTCCAAGGCACAATCTCAAGCAATCCATTAAATACGAATATGTTAAATGGGTTCACGGATTCTGCATGAGAAGCACGTGGTTGAGATACTAAAGGAGTTGTAGAAACAATCTTAAGAGTTGCAAGATCTCCATTAACTTCATAATTACGTCCTACACGACTTAAATTAGTTCCGATATTTTCAAGAAGACCGATATGTGCTTGTGTAAAGAATGGACGAAGTTCACCATTTTTAATATCTACTGATGCTCTCCAATCCAAAGACGTAGATAAACCTATGCCTTGGCCAGTAAAATCATCAACAATGAAACCATTCTGTGGGCGTTCTAAACCATAGTTATCGTATGCTTTATTATTAATGGTATTTTGTTCTAATAGAGATAATGTTGTGTAATATTCTAAGTTATTAATACGACTTTCTAGACGACCAATGTCTCTCATCGTATATCGTTTGTTCTCTATTTTATTTGGAACAACGCTAGCAGTTGAACCAGTAAATGTATATGGTTCGATATTAAAAGTATATAAATCCATTGAATCTTTTGGAGACGCTGGAACTGATGGATATACATTTGGTATTCCACGAGTAATAATGAATTCACCAACTGTCGTTAGTGAAAGTTTATCAATACGTCCTAGATAATAATTATAGTTAATATCTGTTTCTTCGCCGAACTTAGGAATCACAACAGATGTGAATGTGCCATCGCTCTTACGTAAAGGACGAAAATCAATAGTATTAATACGATCTGATGTTAATTCGTTATATGCGATATTAGAACTTCCGTGCGTATATGAATCTATCGAGAAATAATCACCAGATCCTGCGTGATTAAAATAACTATAAGTGACTGTTACGTTACCAGTAGCAGTTTGTCCTGGAAGAACGCTAATTGAACTCATATCATAGTGCGAATTTTTCAATCCATTATCAAATTTAAATTTTGATGTGATATCAGTACCAGAACTTACAACACTCAACAATTCAAAACCATCGGCTTTGGAAAGTGTTGCAGCTCCACTTACAAGAGTTACTGTTTCTGTTATATTAGTTAATGTCTTAAGACGAGCACTAGATCCATCAACTGCTTTTCTGATATTATATACAATCGTGTATGTACCAGAAGCACCAAATGTAAATGTAGCAGATGAAGTAGTATCACCGGTTAAAGTAAATTGACCAGAAGTAGGACTTCCTGAAACATATGTTAAATGACTACCGGTAGTTACATCGACTACTACATAATTATTCGTGTCAGTTTTTGCACCAAATGTATAACCAGATTCGGTAACTGTTGCAGTAGTTACGCTACTAGAAGTCGTGTATTTCTTGTAGAAAGAATAATTCAAATTCTGAGTGTCATTTACTGCGTATGCTGGAAGTGTATAGTACGAAAGCAAAGATTGAGGATTATAAATCGTAGCTTCTACTCTATAGATTGATGTTCCAGTAACAATAGTAATTGCAGTGTCAATAGTAATTGAATTATTAGTTGTAACTGCAGTTACTTGATAAGCAGATGAATTGATGGAAACATAATCACCAACTTTCAAGTCTTGAATGAATGTAGTGTTAACGCCTGTTACAGTAGTGCTTGATGCAGATCCAGAAAGTATACCAGTTAATTGATTTAGAGTAGGAACTATACGTCCTGTGAATCGTGTAGCAGCACTACCACCCGTAGCAGAATATAGATACTTTGCATCTCTTGAAAAGTATTTTCCTGAAGTTATTGTTAGATTAAATAAGAATACTTTATATGTAAGAGGACTTAATGTATTAAGTTGAATGTGTTTAATACGACCTGTAGCAACTACATTACCCGCAGCTGGAGTAGCACCAGCGCTTCCATACTTGTCATAAACCGTTACATCAGTATTAATATCTGGTAACGCATTAGTAGAACTTACAATAACATAATTTCCTGGACTTGTATCGATAGTTTTAGTTTCATACTTAGACAAATCACGAGCTTTATCAAGTGTTAGATATTGTGTAACTATCTTCTCTATTTCATAACCGCGAACATATGCCTTTCCAGGCTCGACAGAAAGAGAAATTTTGTTTGTAAGAGGAGTGATATCTGTTGAAGGACTTAGCGAATAGGTTGGTCCTTGGTACAATCCATAGTTATATGGAGCAGTAGTATCTGCAAGCCAATTACTTCCTACTGCAAAACTTCCAGAAGAAGCTGAAGTATGTTGTGTTACACACTTATATGTAAGTCCGCCTGATGTAACAATATCGCCTTTAATATATGTTTTATTATTTGCCCAAGCACCGCGATCATTGTTGCGATATTCACGCACTTGTATAGGAAATTCACGAACAGTGTAATCGCCAGATTCATCATATGTGCGACGAGCTAGAGTTTTTTCTATTTGAGCATATGCAGTTTTATCAACTAAGTATTGAACAACACCATTTTTAATTGTTAATAAAGTGATGAATTCGTCATCATCTGTAACAGTATCATAAGCTTTACTTGTTAAATCAAGTTCGATGTAATAACGCGCAGCACCTGGTGCAGCGTAATTAGGAGAACCTAATGCATTATCTAATAGACTTTCATCTTCTTCTGGATATACAATACTTTCGTTTACTTGAAGACCTGCTTTAGCGCTAGCCACATCGCTATATTTTGCAAGAACTGTCGTTTGAGCTTCTACGAATACAAAATGGTTTTTTATGTAATAAACACCTTCTTGAATCGTAGCAGTAGTACCATGTCCTAGAGAATTTGCATCTAGTGCTAATTCTTCTACTTGAAGATCTAAGCCAGAAGATCCATCAATAGGAGAAATTATTTCTCCATAAGAGAATGTTCCAGAACCACGAGTATACTTAACAAATAAAGTATCTGATTCGGTAAGATTGTTGACAACTTCAAGAGGAGTTGCTGTGAGAACAAGTGCTTCAACGCCTGATGTTTGTCCACGGTATGTCTTTCCAATAACTGAAGATAATACCGAGAATGTTTTAACAGAAGCGCTAGAAGAAGTTGATGCCTTTAACTTAACATACGAAGTATTAGAATCATACGAAATTTGTCCAGGAATGATCATAGCACCATTCTTGAACATATGATCGCCATGACGCTTGATCTGTTGTTGAAGAATCGTTTGAAGCTGAGTTAATTCTCTTGCTTGAACTGCATATCCAGGACGGAACAAAATTCTATAGAATTTTTTATTTTCGGAATAATCGTCGTAGAAGGGTTCAATATTGAAGTTTAGTGCCATGCTTTTTTCTCTTACGGAATTAAATTGTAAAATCTAGAGAAATGCTCTAGATCTGATATATTTATCTTGTTTCTTAGAAAGTAATTGAGTTTGTTACAACTACAATCTGCTGATCAGACGGGGAGAATCTTAGTCTATTGTCTATAGTTAATAGATCACCAGAAAATTTATTGACATCTGGTGTAATGATATTCGTAGTACTGAACACTGCTCCAACTTTACTAAATGTAGCACCAGAATTAGGAATCTTGTTGTCTAAATATGATAATAGCAGCGCTGCTTCTGTAGTAGAGTAATTGCTATTTTTCTCAATAACTCTAAATGTGTATGTTCTATTTGGAGTTACAGTAGTGTCTGTCCATGAAACGATATCATCAATGTTAAGCAAGCCGAATCCAGTTTGTCCTTTAGTGCCTATGGCAATTAGACATGTCGAAGATAACGCTGAGCGTAAGTTAATTTCTTTTCCATATATTTTTGGATTCTTGATAATGCATACCTGACGGTAATCATTTGTTGCAGTAAATCCTTTGTTCTTTTCTTTAGAAAGATTTCCATGGAAAACAAGAGTCTTAGAATATAGTTCACTAATAGCATCACGCCCGTGGCCACCTTTTGGAGATATGATAATATCTCCGATTGCAGGAGATGCTGATGGTCCTGTAATAGCAACAGTGGCTTTGGTATAATTATATCCAATACTATCTACGACAATTTTTTGCACTCCGCCTGTTGCTGAAAGAACTGCATGAGCAGTACATCCAGATCCATCTCCTATCACAGTAACTGTTGGCGCAGACGTATAGCCGAATCCCGGATTGACAACATCAATAACGTGGATTGCTCCATCTACAGCCGTCAACTCAACAGTCGATTGGCGTGATTCAATATCACCAATGCCAAAGTTTAGAAGAATAGAAGCTGCTTCAAAATCTGGATCAGTCGTTGGATCTAG